GTGTTGATGTTCGTCGCGCCGCTGCCAATTTCGACAACCGATCCCGCGTTGTCTTTGGTGTAGAGCTTGCCACTGGCGGTATTGATCGCCAATTCGCCCGTTTGCAACGCCCCAGGCGTTGGGGGGGTCGTAGAGCCAGCGGTTGCGTTTTTGATCGGGATGATTGGGAATGCCATGGTCGTAATTAGTAAGTGCCTGCTGTATATGTTGATGGCACCCACGCGGCGCCGTCAAATTGGAAAACTTGATTAGCTGTCGGGTCCGTGGCGGACACTGGCTGGCCTTGGATGCCGACAACAGTCGCCACTGTCTCAGTCTCGCCAGCCGCGAGGGAGAGGTCGCCGGTGATGCTGGTCAGTGCACCAGGAGGGCCCTGTGGACCTGCTGGACCAGTCTGGCCTTGGAGCCCTGGGACACCTGTTAGCAATGTGACCACGAGGGGTCCGCATGAAGATTCGCAGCTCATGAGATTGTGACGCGGGCCTCGATGAGGCGGATGTCCCAGCCGTCCGGGCGTTGGACGTTAACGGTTAAGACAGCCCCAAACTGAGCCGATAGCAGCGCGGTCTGCGTGTTGGTGAGCCGCAGCGCCACCGTCTCGGGTGTCGGCCGCACAATGCTAGGGGTCGTCAGTGCCACGCCGGCAGCGGTTTTAAGTGTGACGCCGACGAACCAGGCCGTCAGGTCGGAGTACGTCGAGCAAGGGCCGTCTTCTTGTAGGGAAAACGAAAAATCCCAGTCGGTGCCGCGCTGGATTGTCGATGATGTTTGGACGGCGACCATTACAATCTAGGGCTTCGGGACAAGTAATTTTGCGCGCTGTCACAGCAGCCGCTCACTGGTTGCGCGCCCTCTGGCCATGCCTTGGCGGCGATCTCGTCGGACCTGCTGGGCAGCTTATTAAGCGGGCAGGTCGGCGCCTCGCTGAGAATCTGGAACCGTGCCACGCAGCCTGTGCGCTGGTGGCAGCTTAGGCAGATGGCGGTCCTTTTGTCGACTAACCAGCGCGGGATCATGTGAGTGTGAATTTTGCAGCCAGCGAAATATTTAGAGTGCCGTTTTCGGAAACTCCGCTCACGCCATCCTTGAGCCATGGCAGCGCAACCTCCGACGGCGACGGGGAGCCTGGCGTGCCCTCACCCAGTCCAACCCGCAACACTGGCTCGGCCAGCCCGTCGATTTGAGCGCGGAATGATTTGGAGTAAGGATCATTTTCCCAGTCAGGATAAGGGTTTAACGGCAACAAAGTTGTGCGCACATCGTAATTATCGGGCACGTACTTAAAGTAGATTCCCACCTCAGACTCAAAGGTCTGCCCATCATTGGTTGTTGTGGTCAGCGTGATTGTGTTGCGCTGTTGCAAGCTGCCTACAATCTGAGCGCGACCCTCGCAAAGATTATCGCCTCTCAAAATGTAGTCATCGGTCGATGTCAACGGGTTACCCACGCATTGTAGTTCGCGGTGCGTCCATCCCGTGTACAACGGGCCGTGCGTGATCACTCCGGCCCCGCTGGTCGTAGATGTCTCGTCACTCTGACTGTAACTCACTGTTACAGCCACACTTCCCGTAATTTTCTTGCGCCACTCGTAGCAGTTCATTCGGTCCAGGCAAGAGTGCAGGGGTTAGGCACTGGCTCTGTGCACACGTTAGTGATCTGCGTGATGGCCTTGGGGTCACCAGCGGTGATCACTGTCGCAATCAAAATGTAGACCTCGCTGGCTGTGTTAGGCAGCAGCGCGTCAGACGCCAAAATAGTGATGGCAGTGTTGTCTGGGTCAATTTGTAGCGTGGTCGTGTTGTACAGAATTTTGGCGTAGATGTATGAGTTTTTGCTTATGTCCAGCTTGAAGGCCCCAAACCCTAAACCCATCCCGTTGGGCCACCTGCCAGCGATTTGATTTTGCGCCACCTCCACTTTCATCACCGTCCCCTCGCTGGCGTCCGTCACTTTGAAAAACCGACAAGGCGCAATGCCGCCCGCCACAAACGGCACGGCGCAAGTATTTAACACCCAGTCCACGTACCTGCTTGAGTCCGCCCGATAGCCAACGCTAAATTCAGCGAGCTTAAAATAAACGTAGGTGTCGGTGCTGGCCTCGTATTGCGTGTCGGTAAAAATAGTGATGTTGCCGGGGTCGGTCTGGATAATGCCGTTATCCACAACCATGCCACAGTAAACGACATACCAATCTTGATCTTCTGACACCACCAGCGAAAAAGTGTCTGTCAAAGTCATGTCAGTTGGCAGCGTGTTGTCCACCAGCCCACTACGCACGGTGATGCGGCACACTCCATCCCTGCTGTCGTCCTCCACCAAAAACGGGCAAGTCGGTACTGGCCGTTGATTTACAAGCGGGCAGAGGTTCGTAATTTTGAAAATGTACGGCTTATTTTCTTTGTCGTTCCTTTTTTCAATGATCGCCGCAGGAAACTTTTGGTACGTCGAGTTGCCGTAAGAAAGAAAGGCCTCGTTACTGACAGTGATGGATGTCGCGTCGGGCAAGATTTCGCCGTACTGATCCGTTAGAAGATTGATGTAAATGTACTCAATCCCAGCCTCTTGAGTAATCTCCATTACGTAATTAGGAGCCCCAGAATCGCCACTCATCCCCTGCGGATAACGTCCTTTTGGCACTGCCTCACTGATCGTGCTCAGGATGGGATTTTGCGAAACCATGACCTTGAGCGTCAACACTTCGCCATTCAATTCCGACACGTCGCTAACTCGAAATTGACATTCATTTTCACCGCCGCCTCCACCCCGAACCTGCGGGCTCACCGTAATAGTAGTGCCCCCAGGCGTCCGCGAAAACGTGCCACCAATTACGGAGGTCACTGCGGCGGATCGGATGGCGTTGCTGAGTTTGTTCAGCTCGGTTGAGCTTAGTTCAAACCCGCGTCGAAAGTTTGGAAGGTCCATGCTAAGTGTAAAGGACGTTTTCCCAGTTGCTTCCGCGTGCGCTGCTAAGGTACTCAGTCGTGACTCTCCACTTGTTTCCTTCCTGCTGTGCGCTTAAACCGGTCATAATAAAGTTCACCTGCCCCGTATTTCCGCCGTAGCCCGGATCGGCAATGATGCCAACCGACGCGGTGCTAGGGTAGCCGTCTTCTAGCGTCGTGTGCTTGATGACCGTGCGGGGCGCCAAGTAGGTAGTAATGCCTTTAGTCCACAATAGATACAGAGTGGAAAACACTTCTCCGGTTTCGTCCGCAGGAGTCCACCCATTGAGATCTGGATTGTTCGGGCTCTGCTTCCAGATGGACCAGTCCTGTTTATTTTTGGTCGTCAACGCGTTAAAATACGGATGCGATTCAACCGGCTCCTGCGTGGTGGAAACGTCGATCGAATAGACCGCAGGCATGTCTGCGTCAAAAAATTCCTCCACCGTTGTCACCACCCCGTCGGCCTGCGTCACCCGGTAAGACCGGCAATTTGGATCTGGATCCTCCCAAGCAAAAGCCTGTTTCGTGACCGTGTAAGTGATTAGACCCGTTGGGTCTTTGCTGGCTTCGACTTGCGTTTCGGTTGCCATAAAATTAAGCGGTGAGAATCATGCTGCCGCTGACGTTGGGAGAGATTTGGTAACTTTGCCCGCCCTCTTTAACCGTCTGGATCAAATCTTTAATGTAGTCGCGGATGTCCTCTTGGATTTTTACGGACTGATACGCAGGCGAATTAGTTTGCATCCCAGTGAGTAACGACGACCCGCCGCCTATTTTTTGCAGGCTGGAAATGTCACCCATGCCAGGCGCACCAGCCATCGCAGTGCCAGCCTTTTTGACAATGTCCATGCCGGTCGGTCCTGCCTCTGGCGATGGGGATGCTTGACGTGCCGCCTCTTGCTTGGCCTTCACGTCGGCCTCGATCCCCTTCAATGCACCCATTTTTTCCAGTGCCGTAAAGACTCCGTAAATAGGAGCAATTGCGCCCGCAACTATATCAAACGCAGCCACTAATTTGCTTCCGATGTCAGGAATCTTGTCGGCTAGTTGATCAAAAACAGACGCGATTTTGGAAACAATCTCAAGCGCAACAGCCATGCGCTGCCCAAAGATTTGTCCCGTTTTTGAGAAGTCCAAGCTGGCGCTTCTTTCAATCACACTCATCAACTGCGGGACAACTTCGGAAGCGACGCCGACGAAAAACCCGCGCAGCTTGTTGCCAGCCAGCCCGAGCAGATCACTGGCCTTGCCAAATACCCCGGCGTTTTGCACAAGCAGAGCTGCCTGTCCTCCAAGCATTTTGCGTATCTCGTCCATCCCGCCAGCAGCAAACACGGAAAGCAGCTTTGCTCCGCTCTTCCCGAAAACTTCCATTGCTGCCGCAGCCCGTTGCGCAGGGTTTTGGATTTTGCCAATCGCCTCGCCGATCCGCATCAATTGCTCGTCAGCCGTCAACCCCTGGATGTCCTCGATTGAGATACCCATTGCTGCAAACTTTGCCGCTGCCTCTGCGCTGCCAGATCCTGCCTCGGCGATCATTTTCTGCATCTTTGCCAGCACCGGCTGCACGTTTTCAGCTTTTAAGCCGTTAAGCTCAAAAGCCATCTGCAACTCCATGAGCTTGTCCACCGCCACGCCAGTCTGCGCGTTGAGGTCCACCAAATCATCGCCAAGCTGTATCGCTTGCATCAACCCATCGGCGGCAAACGTCGCGACTTTCATTGCAACTGCCAGCGTCCCAAGGTTTGCAGCGGCTTTCATGATGCCCCCAAACATGCCCTCCCCGCTTGATTGTTGCATCGTCGATCCAAGCTGCCGAGTCGACGCCATGGCGCCCTGAATGCCGCGCTGAAAGTTAGCCCAGTCTAGACCGAGGGATGCAAAAATCATTTAGCGTAGTCTTTGACGGTTGAGGTAATCTGCTGTGCGGCGGGCCATTGCGTTGGCCTGCTGCACAAATGCAACAGAGAGTTTTTGCTGGATGTTGCTTGAATCAGTGTGACCAGTGAGATTTTTGACGAGGTATTTTAGCTCGGTCGCGGTGTCCACAACAGTCACGCTCCCGCCCACTTTGCCAGCGTGGCGACTGATCCACGCAGGGACTCCTGGCACGTTAAACCTTCTCACGCCATCCATCCATCCTGACGCGGTGATGCCCTGTTGGTCCAGCAGCTTGCGCTTGATGGCCGCAATGCTAGTGCTCCATGCGGGGATCCGGGGGCGCCCCATGATCCTGCGTTTTGCGTTGCGCTTGGATTTGTACCAGTTCCAAAGTTGGTCAGGCGTTTTGCTGAGATTTTCCTCGTTGGCACGCGGGCCAAACGTGCGCGCAATCAAATCCCATCCACCTGGGCGACTCGCTGCTTGTTTGAATCTTGCGGGGATCGTCTGAAATGCGCGCCCCAAGTCTTTCAGGATGGCACGCTGCCCTTGCCTTTTTCCTTTTGCGTAGTCCACCCGCTTGTTTCTGCCGCCGGTAATGGATGAGTTTTTGCCGCCCATCGGCGGGGTCATCGCAAAAACAAATCGCAGCATGCCGCGAAAGTTTTCTTCAACCTGTACCCGTGCCTCTCGGCGGCCGGTTGCAATGGTGCGTTGCAACTCGGATGTAAACCGAGCCTGCGCCGCGTTGTAGTCCCACCGAGGGCCGCTACTCATCGTCCTCCTCCGTTGAGTGTTGCGGTGCCACAAACAACGCATCCAGATCGGTCGGCCTGCGTCGGACCGTCCACGCTCCGTTGCCCCAGATAGCCGCGTGATAAATCCGCAGCAATTGAGCCAATGGCGCCCGCCGTTGTATGTGGTCTTGTGTCCATCCAGTCTCTCGCGCCAGCACCAGGAGAAAGGCTTCCTCCCAGCCTGGCGCCGTTAGTTTTTTGGCGCATCCTCCCTTGAGCCGCCGGGCTGCGGGACAACGTCCACACGCCCAGATTCTACGGCGTCGGCCTGCGTTTTGCACCATTCAGCCACAGGCTTCGCCAACGCCAGCGGAAACGCCCTTGTGAACGCTTTAATGGCACTCATCGCAGTGCCATCGCTGATTGCCTGCTCCACGTCCTCGGGCTCACGGCTTTGCAGCCATGCGCACGCGATCACCTGCCGTTGGTCGGACAGCTTAATGAGATCCAGTTCGTTAATGGCGAGCTGCGTCGTCATCGTCCACGGCCTCAGTTCCAGCGGGCCGATCTGTGTGTTTCGCAGGAAAAATGGGTTCATACAAAACGCGCTTGGAATTCTTGCTTAAGCCACTCGGGTGAGTCGGGGTACACCACGCCAAATGTGCCGCCATCTTTACGAGAGATCCCTACGGCAGCAGACTTTGCAAACCGTTTGAGGTCGCGGGCGTTGTCTCGATACCCACGCATCCAAGAGATGTCACTGTCTGCGTTGGCCTTGCACCAGTCTAGATCTTCAAAGCGTTTTCTGAACTCATCAAAATCAATGGCCTCGCCATCAATCTTTGCGAGTACGTCGCAGTTTACGATCCAGCGGACATGAGTTTTACCAGCCTCGTCCACAAAATGCTGGAAGCCGCCACGCTTAACCAGAGCACCGCCGCTAGTAATCCAAGCGGCGATGATGTCAGTGTTAAAGCTTTTGCCCGGAGATTCAGAGTCCTCAAGTAATCGGAGGCGCATAAGTTGTTGTCTAGTTTGCGTTTTTGTAAACCGTGCCGGTCGCAGACCAGCCTCGGAAATCGTCGTTCTTGCTGTCCAGAGTGACGTTGGTCCAGATGCCTTTCCCGCTAATTCCAGCAATTCCGCTAGTAACTTCGCCCGGATCAAACGGGCAGGAGTCGCCTTTACCTTTGACGCTTACAGAATAAGACGTGTCGTAAGTCTTGGCTTCCGAATTGGCTCCACTGGAATCAATTAGCTGCTTGAACTCGCCCTTCATTTCGACGTCGACGGACTCCACAATAGAGCCCCCAGCGGTCACAATTGAAATTCCAAAAACGGCCATAATTATTGAAAGAGGGTGTAGGTTGCTTCTGCCGTGGAAAAGTCATCGTTGGTCTGCGAAACCTTTGAGCTTGTGAGTTTTGCGCCACCACCAAAAGCCCCTTCTGGCACTGCCAGCAAATCATCCTCACCCTTGGTCTTAACGGTGGTCGTGGTCGTGCTGCGCGGTTTGGCCTGCACCAAAACCGTTTGGCCACTCGCCTCGCGGATGGTAGCAAGCTCCACAACAGTCTCTTGTGAGGACTCTTGCAAATAACCGCTGGGTGCGGTCACAGAAAATGTTACGGCTCCAAATGATACGGGCATAATGCTTTAGGGTGTTGGACCAAATCCCACAATGTAGGGCATTGACGTGCGCCAGTGCCGTTCTTCGCGGAGGTTGTCGGTTGATTGTGCGACGACACCGTAAATTTGCACGGCGCCAGAAGTGATTGAAATGGATCGCATTGCCGCATCTACTGCGGACGCAAATGCAGCTTGGTCAGCTTTGGAAAAATCATCCGCTTGTGAGATCACGTTGAGCGTCAGCGTGCCGCGTTGCAGCGGGCTGCCGACAACAATGTCGGTCTGCAACTCCATGAGCACCGCTTGCGATGGGATCGGCTGGTCGTCCTGCGGCTCGCCCACATAGACACCCGGAAGCGCCAGCGAGAGAGCTTCCTGCACTGCTTCAGCGAGGACGCCGTCGGTCATCGCGTCACGTCCTCCAAGTAGATCTTCCACGAAATAGGATCCTCGTCCCAGCTTGTGATGCGACGCTCGGTTCCATTCACGCTGAGCTTGGTGCCCTTCACCGGCTCGGGAAAGCCCGCCTTAAGCAGCCGCACAAATCCCGCAAAATGCTGCTCGTACCCGCCCATTGCCAGCAGGTCAGAGGTCTTCTCACTTGCCACCGAAAACACCGTGACGCCGTCATAAGTGACGGAGTCTGCCTGCATGTAGTCCAGTGCCTGGCTCATTGCAGATTCGGTGGTGGCGGTCCAGTCGGACATTACAGCAGGCTCTCTTTGTTGCGCTTAGATGCGGGACGCGGTGCAGGTTGAACATTTACCACCACTAGCGGGCGGCCTTTTTTTCGGTCAGGACGATTAAGGATGTGCAACGAAAGCTCTCCCTTGTCGGGAGTTAGAGTCTTAAACTCGCGCACCGCCGCGTCGTAATCGGTAAAGCTGGCAAGAATCTCCTGCCCCTGAAGGATGACTGTAATCGGTTTGGACATAATCGGTTTACACAAAAGGGCGGGCAGCGGTTAAGCCACCCGCCCCAGAGTTCAAAAACTACTCAGCAACAATGCGGATGCCCATTTCGGTGCGACCAGCCTGCACTCCGTAAAGTACTCCAAAAGAGTACACTAGGTTGGCAGTCAGGTTGTCGTAGAAACGGCGGAACTGGACCGGAAGGTTCAATCCGGGAACGATCACGTCAGCGATTTCGGTGCCCATCTGCTGTGCGCCAGAAGCGTCAACGCGGCGAGCTGCCATCAAGAGCGCGGACTTGTGAAACACGAAACCGCCAAGGCCCTGGCCGTTTGTGTCGGCAAGATCGGACTCGTAGATGTCAAACCCAGCAACGCGGGGGATGAAGCCTTCGGTCTTTTCGCGGATAAAGCCGGGGAACTCTGCGCTGTTGAGACTCTTAACGAGGCTCGCAAAGTAGGTCGGATTGAGAACCACTGCACGTCCCATCTGCGGCGCGCCAGCAGCATTCAAGGAGGCGCGCAGGTCGGCAAGGTCATCCCGGTTGAAATTGCCGGGGTTGATGCCCACGCTGTTGAAGTTGCCGGAAGTGATCAAGTCCCAGAGGTCCGAGAACATGCGCTTGCCAGTGGCTTGCAGTGCGGGCTCAACAAAAAGCTGGTTTAGGTCGATGGCGGACTTGCTGCGCTCCAAATCGTTGAAGCCGTAGGGGAATCCGTAGAAGTTGGAAAGCGTGATGGTCTTCGCAACAGTTTCGACGCCCTGGGGGCTGTAGCCGCTGGAAAGGTCCACGGCAGTCGGCTTGACTGGATAGCGAGTTGTGACGGAAGCACCTGCGGCAGAGATGTCTGCAGAGAAGTCCGTGGCAATCGCGTTAAGCGGTGCAAAAAGGTTCTGGAGAGCGGGAAGGCTTTCCTGAGCGATGGCAGCCAGGTTCACCCCGGCGATGGTATTGGGCATGGTCTTGTGGTTGTTGGGGTTGGACTAGCTGAGTTTCAGCGCGGCTTTGTGCTGCGCATAAAAAGCGTTTCGAGCGTCAATTGGCAGGCTGTTGTACTCAGCCCAAAGCTCGGAGACAGAGCGGGTTGCACTGACCTGCTCGGAGTGAATCGCAACGGGCGCCACGCCTAGGTTGGCGACGATGGCGTTTGCCTTCGCGGAGGCGTCAGCCTCGCTGGCCTTCAAAGCGTCGAGTGCTGCGGCCAGATCAAGATTGTTTTTGTTCGCAAGTTCCAGCGCAGCGGACAGTTCCACGGTGCGGGATTTGAGAGCGTCGAAAGTCGCCACCAATGCGGTGTGCTCGGCGCTGAGTGCGTTAAGGGCGACCACGTCTGCCTGCGCGGCAGAGAGCGCGGCCAGCGCGTCGGTCAGGGTGTTTGGGAGATGATCCATCTACCTACCTGTAACGGGACAAGTAAAAGCCCCGTTCCGGGAGAACAGACCGGAACGGGGCGGGGAACAAATGAACCTTAGAACACTAAGCACCCACCATACCAAGGAGCGCCTGATAGGCAAGTTCTTCCGTGCCGATGTCGTCGATGAGATTGCCAAGTTTGGCGCGCGGTGCGAGATAAGCGGCGCCTGTCATGTACTCATCGGAGACACGGCGGTTGCGCAGCACGTTACCCTTGAACTGGTCAAAGCTGTCGTCCACGAGCTGCTGCAAACTAGCACGCTGGGCGGGACTTAGTGATGGCCCCATGCCTGCGCCTTTGAGCGGGCCAGAAGTGATCGGTTCCCAGCTTAGTCCTTGCGCTTCGTACGCGGCGGACTGGTCGAGCCAAGGAATGATTGTGCCAACGGAGCCCCATGTTGAGCCCACGGATCCGATGAGCCGGTCGCAACTTACGGCAATGTTGTAAGCGGCAGAGCAGGCGGTGTCGTTGCTGTAGGCCACAATCGGCACCTTGAGCGCCTGAATCAAATCGACAACCTCAGAGCACCCGGTGCAGTTCCCGCCAGGAGAGTTAATCTCAAGCATGATCCCGCGCACGTTGGCTTCGACTGCCTCCTCGATGTCCTCGGTGATCCACTCGTAATCCCAAGCGCCGCAGCATGCTTCCAGCGCGGAGATTCCCTTGGCAAGAGTGCCGTCTATGCAGATGTGCGCGATGCCCTGCCCGTCGATCTCCATCTCTTCGCGCTTGTTCATCATGCCAGACAGTTTTTCGTAATCCTCGCCATTGGCGCGGACGAGTCGGCCCTCAACTAGCTGCCGCACTGCTGCGTAGCCGCCGGGTGTGATGAGCCACGGGCGGTAGAAAACTTGCTCGATAACGCGTTGAAACTTCATTCGGTGGGAGTAGTTGTCGGCGGGTTGCCGTTGGGTGTGAGCAAGCCGAACACATCGCGGGATAGTCCTGAGCGTTGGACGCGCTTGTTGATTTCAAGCTCCTCGCGTTCCACTTCGTCGAGGTGCTCTTCGAGCGTCTTGGATCCCGACGCTAGGATGTCGGTCATACTGCGCATCCCTGCACGGTACGCTTCAATGGCGTCGCGGCTGGCATAGCCGCTGTCGGCGGTTAGGCGGGCAGGCTCCGTAAACCGGAACTGATAGGCACCACCGCGTGCGGCATCTGGGCCAGTGTAGGGCGGCAGGATCCCAAGCTCAACAAAACGAGCCACGGCGAATGCGCACCTGCGTTTGCAAAACGCGGAAAGGTACGCGTGCCGCTCGGACGTGATGCGATTAACCTGCTCCAAGATGATCCGTGCGGAAGCCCCGCCTAGTTTGGACATGTCCCATCCAAATTCAGGCGGCCACTGGGCCGCCTGAATTTGGA